GCGACGTATCTACCTTGACACCATCGGCTGACACATAGCCGGCCGGGGTAAGCCCAACACCAGGTAGTCGACGAATCGGCTCCCTCGCCGACAGGGGAACAGCAAACGGATTAGAAACAGCGTGCCCAATCCACGCGCCACCCCCAGCATGCACATCCGGCGCGCCATGAACAAGATTTTTTCGATTACGCATGTTTCCCCCCGAAAGCAACGCGTCACTATATCCCCAGTATAAGGCATAAAAAGAAGGGGGCGAGGGCATGTACCCTGGCCCCCGAGGGCAGACTCACAATTAAACAGTGAGAGCATCGACAACAAGGTAGGCGACGAGGGCCAAGGCCACAGCGTCTCCCAGAAGCACCCCTGGCTTGAAGACCATCGGGGTGAGGATCGTTTTGAGTAGGCGCCATGTGGTGTAGGCGCCCGCAAACAGGGTTTCCACGCCACGCAGGCCCAATCCGCGGATCGGCAGATGGCCGATCTGGGGGATACGTGTCAGCAAGAAAATGTTGAACATGATGCGCCCAATATTGAGAGCATTCAGGATCAACATGATGTTGTTGCCGCGAACCGCGATACGGATCGGGGTGGACAAGACCAGCATATCCACAGCGGCGCGGATAGCTTTGACCACCACCGAGGTGTTGAATGCGGTGACAGTGTTAATGATCAAGTCGTTGAAGACATTGAGCAGGGCCATCCGGATTTCGTGGTGGTTGAACATCTGGAGTGCAACAACGGCGAATGGTAATGCCTTCGCCGACTTGACCTGGGCGATGACTGGAGCGGCAAGAAGCCCTTTCTCTGCAGTTAAGAAGCCTTTAACGATAGCCGCTTTGAGTGCAGCGCCCACATCAGCAATAGCCTTGACCGCCTCAGCGCCCTGTCCCACGACGGCACCAATAGCAAGCGCGACCGCCAACAGGGGAGTCAACGCCTTATTAGCTCGGGCGGCCTGGCGGACGGCCTCATCTGCACCAATGGAAGCCAGGTCAGCGACGACTCGGGCGCCCCGGTCAGTGATCGCGTCGACATGCTGACGAATGTCGTCCAGCTCATCTTGACGCAGCCCAGCCAGGGCCTCAAGAACGTGACCGGGGAGAGCGCCGCCGGGAAGGTTCTCAACAATCTTTGCGATCGGTGCTGAAGCATTGAGCGTATCGAGTGCTTCAGCAAAATCCCTTACAGATGACCGGACATCATCAAGAGCGGACACGTCGCCGAGGCCCAGATCCTGAAGCTGGTTCTCAAGACCGTCAACCAGTTCGTCGGCGGCCGTCTTGAAATCCGCCACCTTCTTAAGCGGATCGGGTTCTTCCAGCGCCCCTTCAAGATTTGCCCTCAACGTGTCTTTCACCTTTTGGCCGCTTTCGGCCTCATTCGCCAACGTGCTTAGCGCCTGCTCGACGTTGGAGCGGGCATCATCCGACACGTTCAGCACAGCGTTGGATGCCTGGGTGAAAACATTCGCGAGCTCATGGGGAAGGACACCGGCTGACTCCAGCCGGTCAATGAGAGTCGACGGTGAGAATTCGCCGTATGAGTCGCGGTCAGTGTACTTATATTCCATTACTTAGCCCCCTCGTCCTCATGGTGCACGGCACGCAAAATATCGACAATCGTGCTGCCCATTGGTTTCGCTGCAGTGCCGATACTGGTCACCAAGTCAGTGATCTTCTTACGATCAGCTTCAGTGAGATGGTCGAACTTACCGACGAGTTCGGGAAAGCCATCACCCGGAGAGATACCGTCAAACAGCTTCTTGCCATAGGTGGAATTGATGAATTCATCAATAGCCTCACCTACTTTTCCAGCGTTCTTTGCCAACTCGTCAACATGGTCGGCGACCTGTTTGGGCAGTGCTTCCATATCCCCAAATTGGGCCGCAACCTGATCATGCAGAGTTGACTTAGCATCCGTGATGCCCTTGATAGCGGCAGGAACACCGGTCCCAGGAAAGACTAGGGGGCCGCCGAGAATCTGCTTGATATCATCAGCCAGCGTCTTGGCATCTTTAACTGTTCGCCCCAACATCGAGACCTGCTGGGGGATCGACTCAGTTAACTTATCGATCAGCCCGTTGAAATTTGTGAACATCCCCGACAGAGAATCGGCAGTATCTTTTTCCACCCCTCCCTGCTGCTGAAGATCGCGGATCGACTTAGTGATCTGTGACAAAAGGCTTTCTTTGTCAGCCATAGGAATAAACCTCCAAAAACGTTTACGAACAATGCCCAAAAAGAGCTGATTACAGAATTCCCCCAGTGAGGTCATCTATAGTTTGGCGACCGCCGGCACCGGTGAGCAGGTCAACAACAGCCTGGGACCAGCGGTTGTATTTGTTCAGCGGAGTAAAAGGCAGGGCTTCAACGTCACGAATCAAGGTGGCCGTATCCGCCCCCTCCAACAGATCGGCCAGAAGTTTAAGAATGTCATCGACACCATCGAACGGACGCAGATGGTTAACGAGCTTTTCGATGAAATCAAGATTCAGCCCGCCCTTACCATCGATAAGGGAGTAGAACACCCCAGCAACCAAGTCCGGAGAAATCGGCAGCCCGTCCAAAGCGTTGCGAACAATATCCTCGATCTCTGCCAAAGAGACCACCGGAAGACCATCGTCGGGGAAACGATCGTCCTCGTCACGCTTGACCTCACGGCGGTCAATGTAGGTGTAGAGCTTGTTATCGTTATCGTCTGGGAAACACTCGATCGTGGCATCAAACCCGACAACCTCAGAGCGTGAAAAGACCTGATCATCAAGCTCAGAGACACGACCATTCGGGATAAACAGCCGGCCCTTGATCCCATCACCACCGTGAATGTCGAAAATGTAGGACCGGTACGGTGTATCGGTCGCATTATCAATCATCTGCACCGACCGGCCGTCATGGCGTGAACGGAAATTCCCCTCGCCCAACATGGCCGTGGCCACATGAGCATTCACAATCTCATGAAACTTAGCCTTGACCTGGACAGAATGACTCGACTGCAACACCGCCATCGTGTCGCCATTCCAATCCACAACATTGTCCGTATCCCGGTCCACAGTCTTCGTGACACCATCTTCAGAGATGTATCCCGCTGGACTGAAACGGTTGACAGCAGGTAACGCCGCCACCCGGATTGACGCGGAATGCGGAGTCTGCAGTGGATTGCTGCCGGCCTTACCGATCCAAGCAGCCCCGCCGCTCTTCACTTCGGGCGCGCCGACAACAATATTTTGTCGCATACGTGCCATGCGAATCCCCCCAAAAGTATGAATCCCCGAGTGGCTTTCCTCGTTTAAAGCACAAGCCACCTCGTATTATACATGAATATTGATTAGCTTAACGCAGTCCATAAAGTACCAGCCGCCTGCCACCTGATTACCCCCGGCCGATCTGGGTCGGGAAAGTTATACGGCTCGGTATCGGTCTCCCACGCCATGACAGCGACATCAGCCCGATACGCCATCTCCAACCCATCAAGACACGCCGCCAGAAGATCAACACAGTCCTGGTCATCAGTCCCGTAGGCCTGAAGCATGATCCGCGTCCGGTCTGTGATCGGCGTTTCCCGTTGAGGAGCCGCACTGTCCACCCGCACAACAGGGCCATGAATCTCAGCAGGTACCTTCGTCGCAACATGGACTGTCTCATATTCTGAACTAACGAACCATTTCTTCAGACATGAGACCACGACGGCAGTAGGATGCCTCATTCCGCACTCCTTGGATGCTTAGTGGCCACAGGGTACTCACCAGCAGCCTTCTGAAGCGAATTGTGTTTCAGCTCATGCCCATAGGCCCTCCCATCACCAGGAGTCGGCACCACAAGCGCCCGCCACCGCGTCTTACCTTGCACTGCTGGAAGGACCGAGTACGACGACCCAGCTCTCTGGCGGAACTCTTCGGCCTTGGCATCGACAAGCGCACGCGTCTGGCCATCTTCCTTGAGGATGCGGTTAAAGAACTGATGGTTAAATTTCCACTCAACACGGTCACTCACGGCTATGCCTCCTCGAAAACATGAAGCTTGTATTCCGCCAAGCCTGGATCCCACCACGGGCCATGCGTGTAGTCATGGCCACCATCAGCCACAAGAAACGTGGCGTCACCGAGGGCCACTTGATCTCCAGCCCGAACCTCGCCAGGACGGGCAAACAGGGAGCCAGCCCAATCCACCCGCCGAACATCCTGATCATCGGGCCCATGCTCATCAGAGCTATCAATAGACCAGCCAGCGACCCGAACAGATTCCGGCTTTCCCCACGACCTGGTTGCATTGCCGAACGCATCAACCCCCGCATCCTCGCGATGACGCACTTCCACCGTGAACGGCAGGGGAAACCCCGACCTAGTACAACGAGACCGTGAACGCGCCACGACGGCCACCTCCCACAGAACGCAGCATCCGCTTGTCCTCAGCAGTCAAAAACACGCCTCCACCATTCGAGTTAGACTCGAAATTCTGCGTGGTAGAAAACGGCCCAGCAGTAAAAGACTGAGACTCGGCCCCCACCGGGGCAGTGGATAAGCCACGACTGACCGCACGAGCGGCAACCCGAGCACACACCACACGAACAGCAGACGGAACATCATCGCCCACATGACCACCCATATAGGCATCAATGGCGACAGTGGCCTCATCAATCATCGCCCGAATAAACCGGCGATCATCTCGATCAGGCTCCATCGTCAAACGATCCGTCACATCGCTGACCGTGCAATATACATCCACAGTGCCGCCCCTCACTGACTACTTCGAGACCTTGGTAGCTTTACGTGTGCTCTCCGGCTTGACGACATGAGCGACCATCGCCATATTCGGATTCGTCAAGATCGGCTGGACAGCACAGTTCGCACGAACCCAATAGGCCATCGGATCATTCTCACGCCACGCACCAACAGCGATCTGGCCTAGACCAGTGAGCTGATATTCCGGAGAATTCATCTCCACAGTCTGGCCCCACACCGTATAGCCCAACAGCCCAGATTGAGTCTCAGGAGGCAGGAAGTACATGGTGTTCTCGTCCAGGATGCGGCGAGAACCATTCCCATCCCGTACCGACTTCGAATACGAGGTGATACCCGGTAGCCCCTGGTCCTGGAGTACAGCATTAATGGCCCCAGAAGAGACGCGAGCTAGCTCACCAGTCGTATTCGCAGAGTCCCGGAACTGGGCGTTAACCTGCAGCTTTTGGATCACCTTGGGTGAGGCAATGATCGTGCCCGGCTTGGTGCCGTTAGCATCCTCATACGCCATCGCCCAATCAATGATGTCTTCAAGCGCCGGAGCATTTGGATCGTCCCAATGCTTCTTCGGCGTGACCTCGAATTCCTTATCGCGACCAATACCTGCATCAACAATCGCGCCGTTTTCGGCGTAACGAACGCGGCCAGTGGTGAGAACATCGCCACGAGCCACTTCCACACGGTTAGCCACCGCACGGACGACCGTTTCAGTGGCCTTAGTCATGTCGTCTTCCTGGAACTCGGTATTGCCCTGCCGGAAGCTGCGCAGCTGGTCCATCTCATTGATGCGGACTTTCTGCCCAATGAGGGGCAGCTGCATTGTGGCCTTATGGCCACCGCCCATCGACCCGATAGGGGTCTCCGCATCGGCGGAGCGTACCTCCGCCAGCCGGTTCGTATCTTCCTCGGTTTTCCAGGCGAAGAAAATGTCATTGACCAGCTGATCGGGGAAATAGGCGGACAGGGAGTACCCGTTGGCTTGAAGGTCAGTGAGGTAGTGGTTGGCATACACCGTTAAATCCTGAGGGGAAAGAACCTCAGTCCAAATCTGTGACGATCCCATTAAATATCACCTCGCAGTGATCCGACCTGATCAAAATTCGTCGAGCCATCCTCATTCCATAGAGAATCGGACGGCTCGTGAACGAACGTGAACTCAGGATGATCGCATTCTGCGATTTTCACGCGGTTGTTTGAATCTGGAAGACGATCAACGCGGATACGGCCATGCCACACAATGGGTACAACCTCTCCTGGAACATTGTCCTGGTCAGTGAGCAAAAAACCGTCCACAGACTGCGTTTTCGATGTCACCGGAAGCCAGTAGTCGCCGTCACGGTGCAAAGCGGTGCCCGACGGTAAAACTGCCCGTCGAATATGGGTTGTCTTTTCCCCCAATGTTCCCGTCTCCGCATTGTCCACAGCATGACGTGAACCAAGCCAAGACAGGTCACTAGGAGAATACCGGTCAAATGTTGGCCGAATATGCATAATTCCCCCCGAATAGTTGATGAATGATGTTACGCCCCCCGACGTGCCTTACGGCGATTCCACAGCTCTTCACCTTTAGAAATGCCCTGGCCGGGCTGCTCCCATGTCAGTGACGAGCTAGGGGCGGTAGCAGTGCTGTGCTGCTTAATGAGCGTTTTCAGCGTGGAGTCTGCATCATCGGCATCAAGATCCAACTCGTCTACTGCTTTACAAAAGCGCTTCGAATCAAAGAGCTGACCAATGTTGCCGCCCAAATCTGCAATGCGCGTTGTCAGATCGTTATGCCGCGTCGCCTCACCAAGTTGGCTCGTCGCCTCCGACAATTGCGAGCGAAGTGCCTCCACCGTTTCCTCAAGCTTGCCGTTCTCATCTTTCAACGAGTCAAGCTGGCCCGTAAGGTGTTTGACTTCCTCAAGCGACTTCTCTGCCCGTGTTTCCCATGTGCGGGAATGGGCGCGCATCTTCTCGTACTTCTGTCGATAGTCACTAGAACTTGAATTCGACTCCGCCTTTTCGGCCTCGGATACAGAGTCCTCAACTCCAGAGACCTTTTCGGCCTCCTGATCGGAGTGATCCTCCTCATGTGCAGTCACAGCTACTCCTCTATGTGCTTGTGTCAATTACGGTCGTGGCATTCATCCCTTTCGGACAGTACCGCAATCATCACACATTTTAGCACATATGTTCAGTGGCTTAGATTCCCAACTTTTCGCATAGATGACAAAATATCCTCCGGCTTGCCAGTAGGGGACTGCTCCCGCCCCTCGGCATAAATCTTCTGGGCCCGAATTGTGCTTTCAGGAAGCTCAACTTTCCCTCGTTTCTTGCAAATCACCAGACACCGGCAATGATCGTGATAATGCGCCCCCGCATGGCCACCGCCTGCGGTTTCCCGCGTTTTGTAGGCAAAACCGCGTGACGCCATCAGCATACAAAACGCACAAGCACCCGGATGTGCCACCCGAGCCCACGACCCATTTCCGTTCCATGCCGTAGACTCCGTCGTCTTGCGCTGCCGACCGTACAACTCGTCAGAGACAAGAAAACCCAAATTCTTCACCGTGGTGGCATACCCATCCTCTTCGAAGAACAACGGTCCGAAGTTATGGGCCATCCGGGCTTCCACACGATCAATATCAACTTTCTTCGGCTCCCACGCCACCGGGCGCATTCCCATATATTCTTCTTGCTCCTCGAGCCACGCCATTGTCGCGTCCGTGACTGATAGGCCGTAGGCGTCGATTGTCTCCCGCGCTAGCTGCCGTAACAGGTCTTTTTGCTCATAAGGGTTGTCGGTGACGTCCGGGATGGTAGCGGCCTCCATGTTGAGTTCACGAATGGCCAGCGTCGTAATCTGATCAACCACTGGGGTA